ATGAAGCAATGGCGAGATGATATTAAACGGTTCTTTGCAACTTACTTCATGATTAATTACGAAACAGGAATGCTTGAATGGATTGATGGTGGAGAGGTTAAGACAAGAGATGACGCTTACGGTAATCCAATGATTCGTTATGGCACTCGTGATTATTATGTGAAATATGTCATCTGGTTTTTGCATCATGAAGTTCAGGCAACTAAAAAAATTATCTTCAGGGATGGTAATAAAAGAAATTGCCACCCAAACAATTTACTACTGGAGATTTAATGCTATGTATTAAATTCGAATATTTGACAGATAAAATGATTAAGCATGTATCAGACCTGCTCATCAAAGAAGATGGTTTCGGTGATGTTTGCAATCCAAAAGATATCTTCATTCACGCCACCAGCCCAAATGAAACACTGAAAACAGCAGTTACAGCGGAATGGTTTGAACGAAATAAAGTAGAATTAGGCTATTGGTAGTCCGAGACTTTAAGAGAAATTAGAAAAACAGCTTCTCAGACGCTCTCAATCGCATTCTAACGCAAAAAACTATCTTATTTTAGGGTGGGTAATACCACTGTACAGGCTACCCCTGAAAAAGACTGTTTAGCTCGTTACAGAGCGATTGAGGAGGTCTGGTAAAAAGGAGATTTTAGGAAATGAACAATTACGAATTACAGATTTTCGTTGATAGCGACACCGCTATGATGATTCAGGCTTTCACTGATGTAGGTGTTAGCATTGACTTTGACAGGCTGTTAAGGCTAATGGCTGATAACTCAGAAACAATTGAAGATTTTATTCAGTCGGTGGAGTTTAACGAGCCTCGAATGATGCTACCAATTAAAGACAGCAACATGAAAAGATTGGTTATCGAGCAAACGAACAAATACAGCATTAGCCCTGAAAGATATCTCAAGGCAGCTATAGCAATTTTGTACGCTGACAATATTTTGGTGACGGATTCGAAGGTGGTGCATTAATGGGCTTAATAATTGCTTGGACGGCTTTGGGTTTATTTGTTGGTTGCTGGGTAGGTAATACGGTAAATAAGAATTGATGTTACCAATCTGTTAAAAAGCTGTTGACAAATAACCTTGAGCATGACATAATTTTAATTATAGAGAGAATTGCTCTCTTATTTCTTTCAACAATTCCATCTACATCTAGGGATAGTTATTCTGAAAGGTGCAATGCTTTTCGCTACATGACCTCTTATATAACCTGAGAGGTCATCTCGAAAAGTACTCTTGTTCATTCATTATTGAATCCTTTGCCCTTCACAGAAATGTTTAGGGCTTTTTCAGTTTTTAAAAGCACACTTGGCAGGTTCTTGTTCAGTCAGACTCTTCACCTCTGATTGCTGAGTGTGCTTCTATAAATTGAAATAACAAATAAACTAAGAGGTGAACGAATGATTCGAGATGAACATGAAATGATTATCGAAAACAAACCAAGTGCACTTGATATTCACGAATTAAGTTTGCGTGAATCTTTTGATAGAGCTTGGCGGGAATCACACGAAGTAAAAAGAAGTCCTTATATTCCACCAGAACCACTCGAGATTCCAAGAGTTGAAATTGATTTTTCGATGAATGAGGAATGTGAGCTTGATTTGAAACTGAAGCTACAACGCCGATATTTCCAAGCTATTAAAGACTCTCAAGAAGCAATGAGAAGTGTTTACGAGAAAATTCAGTCCAAGCTTGAAGACGAAATTGACGAAATGGCTATTTTGATGGAGCTTCAAACCAATTCTTATGCTTATTTCTCTCGACTAGACCGTGATGGTTGGGGGTATGACCCTGTAGAGATTGGTAAAGTGATTGCAGATTTACCAGAAGGTCAAAGAGTTGTTCGTACAGAAAGAGCTGTCAGAGCACCACATCGACTGTCTCTAATTGTTGCTGATAAATCACAAGCTGAGCTTGAAGAAATTGCCAAAGAGAAACTGATGAAAGCAAGAGAAAATGAGATTAATTTGCTGAAATCAAGACTGGCTAAGCTGATTAGTGACCATCAAAAAATCGCTAAGGAATACAAACAAGAGCTTGCACAGATTAGTAGCTTCAATGACTTTTTGAGTGTTCCACGAGAATTTAGTAAAACTATTTGATTATGCATATGTGAGGTGATGAATGATTGATTTGCAACAGCGTTATGAAACTATTAAGTCGGCTTGTGAAAACTTAAAGTTACAAGCCAATCCAGCCTTAAGAATTAAAAGCAAACGTCAAGTTATCACCTCACACAAACCAAAAACACGCAAGATTCCAAAGTGGTGTATTGACCGTATCCCTTCCGATGCTCAAATCATAGGTGAAACGGAATTACATTATCTTGTCAGACATTAAAAAAGAATTGGTTGGGTAAAAATCAACGGGAGAGATTATCTGGATGGCAATCTAGGTAACTCTCCTTTTTTTTGTATATGAACGCTTAACAGAGGTGAAATATGAACAATGGCACAATTTAAAGTTGATAGTTTTATCGTTGAACTAGGCTTCAGCGAGAACGTTATTAAGGGCTTGCAAAGAGTTGAAAAGGCAGCTTTGCAGTCAGCACAAAGAATTGAACGTAATTTGAATAGGGCGTTTAAGGTCGATACCAAGCAACTTGACAGCAATCTGACAAGTTCTTTAGGGCAACTTGAAAGGAAGTTTAATAAGACCTTTGACAAGATTGAGCAGCGTTTTAAAAACACTAGAGCGTTTAAGATTAAAACGGAAATTGAGGATACTTTAAAGCCACTTAGACAGCCAAGACAGCCACGAATTAGCGGAAACAGAGCAATCACAGCAGCTTATTCAGCTAATATGACCAAGCTGAAAGGTCTTAACCCAATTGTCGAGAAATACATTAAGAGTCAGTTTTACGCATTAAGTAGTAAATCCAAGACACTTGGGAACGAAGCTTTTAATCGTGAGTTAGCAAAGTTAAATCAAAATCTACGTGAAACACTTTCTAAGTTTAACAAGACCACCAGCAAAAATAATCACAGTGAAAAGGCTTCGAATGGTCTGGATGTATTAGCTACAAGTGCAATCAAAGCAGGTACAGCCATTTATAGTTTTCAGACAGCCTTAGAAGCTTACAGGCGGATTATGGAGATTGGTCTGAAAAAAGAAGCATCACAACGAGCGGCACAATTCGTTTTAGGTGATGAAGGTGCTAAACGAGCTACAGAATTTGTTAAGAATCTTGCTAATAACACTGGTGTTGACCAGATTGAAACATTAAGCAGTTTTGCTAAGTTTTCCGCTGGTGCTGGTGATATGGATGCAGGCCAGAAAGAATCCTTATTTTCTAATGTGATTGGTACATCCAGATTAATGGGGCTAAGCACTGATGAAATTAACGGGATTTTAAAAGCTTTTGAGCAGATGGCGAGCAAGGGCAAGATTCAAGCTGAAGAATTACGCGGTCAGTTAGGGGACAGAATGGCAGGTGCTTTTCAGTTATTTGCCAGAAGTCTTGGGATGACTACGGAAGAATTAGACAAGGCCATGAAAGACGGTAAGGTTCTTTCTAAAGATGTTCTTCCTAAAGTATCCGCTGAAATGGGAAGGATGATTGATAAAGCTGGTGGATGGGAAAAGATTATTAACTCTACTCAGACGCAGTTAGGCCGCTTAAGTAATTCATGGAATAATAATCTGGCCTTAATGTTCGATGGTTCACAGGAAGGTCTGGTAGATTTTACAAGGTCACTGACTAATTTACTTAATTCACTAGGTGGTCAATCTAAAAATCTTGGTGAACATTTTGGCGACCTGATGAAAAGCATGTCAAACGGTATTGATGATTTAACCACGATTAGCTACCGAGTGCAGGGATTCTTTGACAGAGTGACCCTTGCTTACAGAGAATTAAATGACACTCAAAAAGCTGTAGCTGATGGTATCGCAAATGGCCTGTTAAGTGCATTAAAGGGACTTGCTGGTATTGTCGCTGTAAGGTCTGGTATTGGTGCTGTAGGTGGTATCTGGAACTTAATTAGGGCTATTTCCACGCTTGGAAATGTAGCAAATACAGCAGCAGGAAGAATTAATTCACGTTCCGGTAGTGTTGAAGGTGGTAAAGGAAAATTATCTGTAGCTGATGCAATTACCAAAGTAATGATTGTCGGTATGGCAACTGATGTGATTAACTCCATTGTTAAACCGTTCTATGAACGTCAGATGAGTAAGTCAGATAATCCAATTGACAAAGTTGTAAGGTCAAAGGTGGAACCTACAGACCAAGCATTGTCTGGTGACATGAACTCTTTAGCCGCTGTTTTATGGGCTATGGTTCAGGGCAAATCAAAAGATGTTCCACAGTTTTCACCTGAAGCATTAAATAATCTGAAAGGTCGAGTGGAAACATTCACACAAGATTTAAAGGTTATCAAGCCGTCAGTAAATATTCAGCCTCAGACAATCAATATCACAACTCAGACGGTACTTGATGGAAAGGTTATTGATGAAAGAACCACATCGCATATTAATCGTATGCAGGAAGATACCTTGATTAGCTCAGCTTACCCAGAGGAATAAACAATGTTAGAACTACTAATATTTATTGCCACACATGGCAATCTATTAATCTTTATCTAGTATGACGATTCAACTATGAATAGTCGAATGCTACGTGAAATCTTCTGAACAGATACCAACATCAAAAATTAGATTTCACGTAGCTCACGCTTAACAGAATAGGAATAACAACAATGTTTGACACAAAGCAAATTAGATACTCAGGTAAAGATGGTATCTATTTTCACCTTAGAGATAATGTAGAATCTTTTCTTGCCTTAACAGCTACTGAACAGATGGACTATGACTCACCGATGATGGTGACAACTCAGGCTATGCAATCGGGGCAAACTATCACTGATAATGTTCAGAGAGCACCTAAGACCATCTCTATCAGCGGTGTTGTAGTGGTTGATTCGACGGGTTCAGTTCTATTAACCAGACAGGGGCAACTTGTAGAGACCTTTATTTCTACGGTTGAACAATGGCGAGACCAGAAGCAAATCATCACTATTGTTTGTAGAGATGGAATAGCTATCACTGATAGTATCATTACTCAGTTTAAAGCGAGTAAAGAGCATACCATTGCTAACGGTCTTCGTATTCAGATGACCTTCCAAGGTGTAGAGTTTCGTTCAATCGTAGGTCAGACTGATATTTCGGCTGCAACTGGCAAGACCGCTACCACGAATGATGGTGGTGCTACCAGCAAAAAGAATACAGGGAACACTACAACGAGCCTTGGAAGCCCTATGCTGACCTGTAAAGAGCTTTTTAGCTATTCGGCAAGTGAGTTATCAGATGAAGCGCTAAAAGCCCGTGTAACGTGCTCTAAGAGCGTTAGCGTTAAAAATGGTGAGAGCACCTTCACAGCCTCAGCTAATGAGCAAGCTTCAAAGGTGCTTAAGTCGGGTAATGCTTTACGGAAGTTTAGTGTGAATCCTAACAAGCGCTACTGACGATAGAATCTCAACTATATGATAACCTCATCAACATCTATTAAACCCCTCTCAGTGACTTCAGAAAGCGACTGTATAGCCTCTGTAACGTTGTCTGAGGGGGTTTCTGTTATTGGTAGGTCAATTAACTTACCGTTGTGAAAAGTTACTTTGCAGCGACGTTTAGCGGTATTTAAAACTACCTCTTTAACAGCACTTTTGATTATCAGTTGTGCTTCAATCCTTCCCGCCTTTGTAGTCAAGTCACAATCAGACAAACAACCCACATCAATAGATTTAAGGCGTTGTGTCTCCTTCTCGATATCCGCATCAACCTGTGATAACTCATTCTTTAGTTGTTTTAGTTTGCTGGTAATAGCGGACAAGTCTTCAATTTCAAGTGATAGTTGTACCAGCTTTTCTATATTGCTTGAGATGTGTTCACGGTGTAGCCTCAACATATCTATGGTATTCGTCGTATCGCTATCAAATCGGTCAAGACGAGATAGCAGGGTAAGCAATGTACCATCGGTTTGCTTACGTGACAGCCCTTTAGCACTACAACGGTTTTCATTACGAAGAGGACAACGATAAATCCCGTTTCTTGTATCGCTAAAGCCTGTGATAATCAGAGCATGACCACATTCAGAACAACGGATAACACCTTTAAAGAGATTCACACTCAATGGTTTACCTGAAACAGGTTTTCGACCGTAACGAGAATGTGATAGTTGTTGAACTTTGTAGAATGTTGTTTCATCTATAATTGCAGGATAATAACCAGCTATCTCCTCACAGCCTTTAGGGGTGAAGTAACCAATTACAGAGCGATTCTTCAGAAGGTCTTGCACTGAGGTTTGACCAAACTTACCCGGCTTATACTGGCTCATCGACTGGTGACCTTCATCATTAAGAGTTCTGACAATCTCCCAGATAGACTTACCCTCTAACCGTAGCTGAAAGCACCTCTTCACAGTCTCCACTTTCTCAGGTATCACAGAGAAGCTTTTACGGTCATCATTAAGCTTAAGCCATGCAGGACAACGTTTAGAAACTTTGATACCAGCTTTAGCAGCCTCTTTCTTGGCATCCCATGCAGCCTGTATACGCTCAGATTTACGCAAACTCTCCTCATGCGCCCTTTGCATTATCAAAATGCTTTTAATCAGAGCTAGCGGGTCTCTAAGAGATTCCCTTGTGTAATGTTCACCATCGGACAAGGTGACCACATCTACACCAGAACGCAGGATGTTTCTTAATAGCTCCGAAGCAATATCTATGTCTTGACGTGACAAACGGTCTAAACTCTCGATTAGTAGTGTATCACCAGCTTTAACAAGCCCTTTCTCGATAGCGGTTAAGAAGTCACCTAAGCCACCTTTCAAGTGCTTACCAGTGAACCCACTCACCCCCAAATCACGGAAGGATAAATCTTGGTCAAGGTAGTACTCAGGATGAGCCTTAAGCCAGTCATTAACCATCTTAGACTGTCTGCGTAGTGAGTCGCCTTTGGCTTGTCGCTCAGAACTGAATCTGATGTAGCTGATTACACGTTTCATTGTTCACCTCACCTAATAACCCCTAGATTGTATCGTTTTAGATGGTGTATTTAAACGTGTCTAATAAAAATCACCCGATTAACGCCGCGCTGATGTAAACCGCGATTAAGAGTTTGTTCCTCTTCCCCTTTGGCGAAAAACTGTGGATGGCGGACTTCCACACCATAATTAAATTCGCCAGGGAGAGAATCGAGAAAATGCCAAAGCGCAGGCAGCTCCCGTGGGCCGAATGTGGCAGGCAGTTGCAGCCAGTATTGCCCAATGCGCGGAGCCAACGGTGACATGCGGGTCAAAAATTCAGTCACTAAATCATCGCAATGTCGTAATGCTGCCTGATGCGAAATGGTCGCCGGAAACTTAAAACAGAAGCGGAAGTCATCTGTGGTCTGTTCACGCCAGCGCAGGACAACCTCGGGTTTCGGCAGGGCGTAAAGCGTGGTGTTGCCCTCCACGCAGTTAACATGACGGGTATTGAAGGCTAACCCACTGATTTTAATAAGTCTCTTGTGTCACTTTGGTGACCATGGGACATCATTGGGACATAATCTGCCAGCTTCTGATTCAGCATTGCGATCTGTTCTGCATTGCTGTCAGTCATCCATGCTCCGTATACATTGAACACCATCTGGGCACTTGCATGACCCATCTGGCTGGCAATGAAGCTTGGATTTGCTCCGGCAGATAATGACCAGCACGCATAAGTGTGTCGTGACTGGTATGCCTTTCGATGCCTGATGCCTGCACGCTTAATAGCTGATTCCCATGAGTCGCCAATGGAATCTACCTTGTAGATAAAACCTACCTGTTTGCTTTTTCTAACCACCTGGGGGTTAAATACGAAAGTACATTCATGATTCACTGAACGTCCATATTCACGTAGTTGAACCTTGATGTGGTGCTGCTTACCCAGTCTTGTCATTTCAGCCTGATTTTTCAGGACACTGATAGCGGGCTGGATAAGATGTATAACCCTGTTAGTACTTGCTTCAGTTTTAGGTAGAGTGAACTCATCGAGTTTCGTATAATTGCGCCGGATAGTAATTGTTCCTGCTTTCAGATCGATATCTTCCCAGGCCAGGGAGACCAGTTCACCATGACGCATTCCTGTGTACACAGCCAATGACCACAGGTTTTTTGTCTGCTGATGTCGGCAAGCATCTATCAGGCGAATAAATTCGTCACGAGTTAGCGGATCTGGCTCTGCCCTGGCTTTTTTAAGAGGCTTAATTCCCTCGAAGGGATTTGCTTCTAAGTAACCGTGATCTGCAGCAAACTGAAACATTCCAGCGATTGTCGTCATGTAATAATTTACTGTGACAACGCTTCGTCCTTTTACCGGAGCCTTACCTTTTGTTGGATTTTGGTGTCCGGTCAGCAAATCTTTCCTGATATACAGCAATTCCTCTTTGGTCACCGTTGACACCAGTCTGCTACCTCCAATTTTCGGAACCATCGTTCTTGCAACGGATTCATAACGATTGAATGCATTTGCAGAGATTTCCATTCGTTTCAGATCCAGCCACTTTTCTTCAAGTTCTTTCACCGTAATTTCTTTTTTACTTACCCCAAAAGCCTGAAGGTTAGGGGAGTCAGGGAACTGTGCAGCATAATCAAAGTTTCCTGTGCGGATGGCAAAACATACCGATGTCCGCAGTTCTCCAGCGATCTTCCTGTTCTTGGCAGTGTCAGGGACACCAAGATTTTCCCTGACACGTTTACCTTTAAAATTAAACCAGATGCGCAATGTGCCACCGTGGTTTTCGACGCCTGTTGGATATTTGACTTTATCCATTGATACCTCCAGACGCCCAAGAGCGAAACGAGCTTACATACTTCATGGCATTAAATCACCCAGGTTGTTTGTTTTTCATTGAAGCGACCCAGGCATCTATTGCTTTTCTGTTATACATACATTCGCTGGATGGCTTTGGATTACCATCTGGTGATACGTGAATATACTCTCTTCCTACCATCCAGCATTCTTTCCGGGCTCGGAGAATTGTGCCTGGTTTGAGCCCGGTAATTGCGATAAGAACGCTTTCACAAACCCATTCATTGGGAGCCAGTTGAATCACATTGCTCATACATTACCTCACACAACACTCAGCCCACGGCAGTGGCACCACACTTCAAACATTCGTTTCACAATTTCACGACAGTAGAAACCGTCAACATCTCGCGTCAGGTCATAGCGATTGCCGTAACGCTGGCGCACCCATAGCTCAAACGCTTTATTCATTCTTTACTTCCTTTTCATGGCCCGTAATTTTTTCAGATGAGCTTCCTGCTCTGTTTCTGCCAGAATTTGTCGGTATTCCTGGTGATCAATCCGTTCAAACAGTTCATTGAAATCGTTTATTTTTACTGACTGTGTTCGCCCATCCATTCTTCTGTACAACACAGTGTTGTTTATGCAGCGAACAATTTTTACCGGGTAATCGGCATTGTCGGTATACAGTTGTCCCTGATTAATCAAAGAGAACATTTTTTCTCCTGCTCTCTGAATAGCGAGAACTTCAGAGCCGTATGTTTGTAGCGGGTTCAATACTGATAATTTCTGCTGAGATAAGCATCCCGGCAAGCCAGAGCTCTCCGGACAGGTCTTCATCCTGGCATATCAGTTCGCCAATATTAATGGTGGCCATGATGTCTGTTTCCCCTGTACGCTCATCCTCGACTTCTTCATAAGGCAGCGTTGCGTACAGGCTTTCAATAGCGCAACTGATAACATCGAGTCCGGTCAGGTTGCCACCGACAGTGACTTCGAATGTTTCGCGGTATTCCCATAGCCCGAAAGTTAATCGAACGGTTTGTTTTGCCATGCGTCCGCATGACGTCAGATTTGGGTCATAGTTCATTATTTGCGGTTGAGTATTATGAGTGTTCATCTGCTTTTCCCTTAGCCCGACGGTCTGCCGGGCATATTAAGTTATTTAACCTGGATAAATGGTGTATTGGCACCACTGGTCATGTATTGCGGCAGCGTGCCGTTCCATTTATTGATGGCTTCCAGCTCCACAACACCGGGGTTCTGACGCAGAGCTTCACCGCGTAAACGAATAGCATCGGCTTCAGCCTGGGCTTTTGTGCGAATCGCATCAGCCTGTCCAGTAGCGACCAACCCCGACCACTTCACCGACGCCTTTGTCGTCGTCAAGTTTGTTGACTTTGATGCCCACATTACCAGGCTCAACACGATCACAACCGACAAGGCCAATGGCAGGCAGAACAATGGCTAAAGAAAAAATAATTTTTTTCATCTTTTATCCTTGGTGAAAGAAAGCCCCTTATAAATGGCACAAATGCACGGCGGGGTCAGACACGCCAGAGCAAAGCCAGAAATCACTGCTACCGTATCCTTCATTGATATGAGGGCCGGAACGATTAATCCGTAAATACATGAGATAATTGCCAGTGATATAACTATTTTGAAATAAATGTTCATGGTCCTCCTGATGTATGCGGCTTGCCTTATTTAATTGCGTCATGGTTAATTTCGTTTACGTCAGAATGGTTTTGTTGCCATCAGTTCGTAATATCCGGCGCTCCATGTGTCATATTTTCTGAACCATTTTTCTGTATACTGTTTCCTGGCGATGAGTCTGCGCAGTCGTCTGATTGTTCGCTGGTGTGCGCGGGTATACTCTGTGGTTGATTCTCCACGTTTCCATATCTCATTCCCGTTGAAGATAAAACGCTTGTCAGGATAGCGTTGCCGGAATCCTGAACGTTCAAAAGCGCGGGTGGTCATAAAGAATGCCAGGTAACGAATTGCCGTTTTTCGGGTGAGGCATTTTTTTGTTCTTCCGTGGCGTGTTACAAAAAATAACGGGCCGACGGGTGTATCATGTTTCTGTAATGCCTGGTCAATGGCGCTGGCGGTGCGGTTGTCGATCATTTCTTTATTTCTCCCGAATAACGTTCATGACTCATTACTTCCCAGTTCCGGCCGTCGCCTTTCGATAACAGCCGCCAGCAACGGTTAACCTTCAGACTGAGATATCCGGTGCGCTGTATCCGATGCGGAAATATCCGTCGGCATCGGTACAACAACAGGACCTGCAATGCCTGCCGGTGGATCCGCTCAGGAATGCGTGTTGCTGTTAATGCCACCGGTTTCCTCCTGAGCAGGTGCTGTTATCTGATACCCCGCTCTTTCTGCCAGCCGTATGAATGTATCCATGCTGGCAATCAGCTCGCCATCGCGGACTTTGCAGACACCTGTGACTTGGCCATTTTCAATTGTCATAACGATCTGCACTTTTTCGCGCACAACAGATACAGGGGATAAATTAGCCATCAGTTAATTCCTCCACTGGTATATTTTTCTTTCGCGTAATCAATAACCTCTTGAAAAAGGTTGTCTATAATTAACTTTCCGGTTTCAGTCAGGTATTCAGTATGTTGATTAATCCCGATAGCATTCTAGTATGCAGTGTGGATTTCGGTTTCACCCTCCACCCGGCCCAATTCACCACGGGTAATACCTTCGAAGCGTAACAGCAACTGGTTTATAAACTGTTCAGTTATTTCTATAGTCGCAATGTTCCCATCCGGAAGGTCAACAATAAGCAGATTACCACCTGTTTTACGTTTTATTCGATGGAGTGCCGCAACAGCTATACGGCGACGATATGTATTAATGGGTTCATATGCCATTTGTTATTTCCCGTATGCTTTACGCAGAAATAAGCAGGCAATATGCATGTAATTTTCACCGTGTTGTGCAATAAGACAGGCTGTTTTGTGTGATGTCTTATGTTTTATAAAAGTCATAATAAAGGCTCCAGTGGATTAAGTGTGTGATAATCCCCGGCGATTAAGCCGTAATATATTGTTCAGCGATAATATGTTTTATTTAACTGGATAGTTCTTTTTCAGTTGCTGCTTCAGCATAGCAACGTGCAAATTCAAGAACTTCATCACCTGTTCTTTTTATTGCATCGTTGTCTGACATTTGTAATACGACAACTGCGCATAATAAATCATGGATATTGTTTGCAAAGGAATCCGGTGCCAGGCATAAGCCTTCATACTTATCATGGATATTGCCAGTCATTGTTGCTACTCCTTTGCTTCTGATTTTCCCGTTAACAACCACACCAGGTCACAATTAAGCGCACTGGCCAGTGGTACTATCTGATCAGCAGGAACTTCACAGATGCCGCATTCCCAGTCGTTTATGGGGGCACTGTAGGTATGAATCATGCGGGCAAGATCAGCTTCAGTTAAGCCCAGTTTTTTACGGGCGCTTTTGATGCGTGCGCCAATACTTTCCACATGGACTTCAGGCGCATTTACGCGAATAGCTGACTCGCTGTTTTTTTCACTCAGCAGAGAAAGCGGATCGCATCCCAGGACGTTTGCCAGGGGGATAAGCATGCTGATGGTTGGTTCGTACTCTCCGCTCTCCCATTGCAGAATAATCTCTTCGTCAAGATCGAGTAGTCTGGCCAGTTCGGTGGTCGTCAAGCCGCAGGCTTCACGTTGGGTACGGATTTTTCCAAAAAAGTGACTATGCGAAACCATAGCTTTTGCCTCACATAGTTTTTCTGCAAAAATTGATGCAGTTTCTTCTGTTTTTTGCAGGGAACGCATCAGGCATCTGATTGCATTATAAACCCTCTCACTTTCTGCTCCGTTTTCTGACATGTAGGAATAGATCATTCCAAGCAGCGAGCCGCCTTCTTGTATTTGTGCTGCAATTTCATCCATCACCTTAACTGCATGCTTCATATGAGCCTCCTGTTGTTTTAATTTTACAATAGCTAAAGCGTTTGGTTATGTCAATCGCTATAGCTATGCATTTTGAGCAGCAAAGAACAGATTATGAGAGAAATGAGACGATACGTAGGGAGTTGAGATACAGGAAAGTAGAGCAGCTGCGCAATACAGCTGCCGGTGATGTTGACTTATCCGACCCTGTTATACTGGATTGACTGATGAATGAGAACTTTCCCCATTATGAATAGATGTTCTTCAGCTGATTCACTTATAAACCATTCCTTGTAGGCCGGATTGTCTGATATAACAGCAAGTTGCATCCCTTGCATTTGCAGGCGTTTGATATGGAAGGTGTGCCCAAAAATAAAAACATAGATACCGTCAGTTTCAAAATTTCTGACGGATACGTCGACAAACACCTGATCTCCTGCACACAGAGTAGGAGCCATGCTGTCGCCATCAACTGTTATCATCTTTATGATATTTGCTGGCCTGCTACAGAACAGACGTCTTGCGGCGTCATGTGAAAATTCTATAGCATGGACCGTTTCTGCAAAATCTGAAACAAGGAATGTTCCTGGTCCCGCGCTGGCAGCGATATCCAGGACTTCCACACGAAAAATATCCTTATCATTTTCCAGCGGGGAATATGATACCTGTGGTGTCGGATTGCAGGATGTGCTTTCTTCTGGGGTCATAGGACCAACACCGTACGATAGCCACTCGGGGCGCACGTTCAGGGTATTGGCTATCTCCACAACTTTCCTGGAGCCTGTGGCACCATTAACCAGTTTATTTACGCTCGATTGAGCCATGCCAACCTCTCTGGCCAGTTTTCCCTGCGAGTATCCGCGGATAGTCATAGCTAACTGTAGCCTGTCTGAAAAGCTCATAAGTCCTCCTTTTTCTGCCCTTTTAGTGTATCGCCTTAGCGATATATACACAAACCGCTTTTCCGCACATTGTAATCGCTTTGATCAATCGCTATAGTGAATGGAATCAGGTTGGAGGTCGATATGAAAAATGAAGGTATAGCCAAGGCTGTAGATATTGCGGGAAGCCAGATTGCTCTGGCTAGGCGTTGTGGTCGCGCGCAGTCAACAATTTGCGACTGGCTGAATGGGAAGAAAAAAATTTCTCCTGAATTTGTTCCGTCTCTGGTTAAGGCGGTCGATGGGAAAGTCCAGGCGTATGAATTTCGTCCTGATCTACCGGAGCTTTTCCCACACCCAAGCTTAGCGCACACAGAAGATGGAGTGTGCGAAGGAGATAAACAGTGAATACAGCAATTTTTACCGACAAAGCATCTATGACCAGCGTTGAGATTGCTGAGTTGGTTGGTAAGCGCCATGACAATGTAAAACGCACTATTGAAACATTAGCCAAAGGTGGTGTTGTCCGGTCTCCTCAAATTGAGGTTTCCGAAAGAATCAATAACTTAGGGTTTAAAGTTCAACACGAGCATTATCTGTTTGAAGGCGAACAAGGCAAACGCGACAGCATTATTGTTGTCGCACAGCTTTGCCCTGAATTCACCGCCCGCCTGGTAGACCGCTGGCGTGAACTGGAAGAACAGATCCGTAAGCCAATGAGCGAAATCGAAATGGTTGCCGCGATGGCGCTCGAGGCTGTTCGCCAACAAAGACGTCTTGAGCATGTGGAAGAGAAAGTCATCCACGTTACCGAAACAGTCGAGCAAATCAAAAGAGGCACCATACGCGATGGTTATGCAGGCTACCGTCAGCTGGTGGCGAAAACGGGTATGTCAGATGCGAAATGTCGCAATCTGGTGAACGCATATCAGATCCCTACTGACACCCATGAATTTATGACGCCGGATGGATTGTTGTCTCGTCGCGCGATTGTTGCAGTAGAACCCTTCATGTCTGCTTTTCATCGCATGATGAGTGAAGCAGAACCACGGGGTACTCGCTGGTATCACCCGAAGATGGGGCTGTTCCAGGCGCTGGGCTGGCAGGGGTAATTATGCTCACAGGTAACACATGCAAGTACTCAATCGCTGGTTCCGTGATGGAAGAGGGCGTCGCGTCCACGTTATACGCTGGGAGCCTGAAACACAGCGGGTTATTTACCTGCGTGATGGTTATCCGGATGAGTGCTTCAGCCCACTATGGTTGTTTCGTCGTGATTTTGTTGAGTGCGAAGCGCCACCAGCATATTGATTCTGCAATTCCGGGACGTTACACTGCTCAGGCACCTTATAAAGCGGGTGCCGGGATTGGCGTCCTGAAACTTACAGAAGAGCATAACCGCGCTCATGCGGTTTTTTCATGTCATGAGCATTGCTACGCCCAAATTATGGTGGGGCGTGCAGGGGCATCGCAAGATGCGCCGGGTTCTTCTGTGACCGGTTACGCCAACCCTGTACGTCTCACCACCTCTGTGATTGGCGTCCCATGTGGTGAGTGTTTTAAACTCACAGAAGGGGCTGTCATCATGACTACTCTCCCAACCATCGCTCAACCTGAACTTTGCATTGTTGCTGGCAAAGTGGTTACTTCTTCTCTGTCTGTTGCCTGTTATTTCCGCAAACAACACAAAAATGTCATTCAAAAAATTGCGTCTCTTGAATGCTCTGCCGAATTTACTGAGCTGAATTTTCAGCCCAGTGAATACACCGACGCATCAGGCCGCAAACTCCCTTGTTACCAAATCACCCGCGACGGTTTTGCATTTCTTGCTATGGGTTTCACGGGTAAACGTGCTGCCCGGTTCAAAGAAGCATACATCAATGCCTTTAACCAGATGGAGAGGTGCTTATCAGGAGTTGGTGCGGCTGATATGCCATCTGTCGCACAAAACGCCAGAGGCGTATACCTGCATTTGCGAGAAATCCACCAAATCTGGACAAGCCAGCTTTATCCCATGCTTAAGGCTGTTGAATCTCCGCTGGCTAGCAAACTGTACGACCGTGTAGGTGATGCTGTTTTTGGTGCTGCACTTGTTGATTCCAGACTGAACGGTTCTGACAAGGAGGCGCACCCATGATTCGCCGCGTCGTTAGTTCCCTGTATCACCGATACAACCACTGCCCCCGTGTGGGGCAGTGGTTCACCACCAGCAACGGTCACGTTCTGCGGGTTTGCCTGGTCAATACAGAAAGCCAGAAGGTTGTCTGCCAGGTTCAGGGATGTACTCATACCCTGAGTTATCCGCTGGTGGCGTTTCAGTCCGGAAAAATGTTTAAACGCCTGGGAGGTGGCTATGCGTCCGTCTGATCTTCTGCTCGATTTTGGACATCCGGTTGCTTATTACCCTGGGCTCGTTAAATACATGGGAAGTCCGCACGCTGTTATTTTCTTTGGTCAGATTTTTTACTGGCAGGATAAAGCACATGCAGCGGAAGGCGTACATAAAACGCGTGAAGAGATACAACACGAAACAGGACTTACATTTGAACAACAGGCTGTAGCGCGTAAGTATCTTGTGTCCAGAGGCATTTTGGTTGAAACCAACAAGCGTCTTGAGCACAAAATGTTCTACCGTATAGATTGTGAGCGCCTTAATGAAATTATCAATGAAAACAATCAGTTTTCCCGAAATGGGGAAACCCGTTTTCGGGAAACTGTAAAACCCAATTTCGCGGAGGAGGGAAAGCCTTCACCGCGGACACGGGAAACCCCTCGCCGCGGAGAAGGGAAAACCAATTTCGATCTTACAGAGAATACAACAGAGATTACTTCAGAGAATACTACAGAGAGTAAAAACACTATTGGCGCATCCGCTGACGCGTCTGCACCAGCACGTTCTGCCCGACAGGAATATTCACCGGAATTTGAACAGGCCTGGCAGGAATATCCCAAACGTGCTGGTGGTAATTCCAAGTCAGCAGCCTTCAAAGCCTGGAAAGCCCGTATCAGGGAAGGTGTGACACCCGAAACCATGCTCAACGGTGTGAAACGCTATGCCGCCTGGGTGCGTGTCTCAGGAAATACCGGCACCCAGTTCGTGAAGCAGGCATCGACGTTCTTTGGCCCCGATCGGCACTTTGACGAATCCTGGCAACAGTCAGCAGCTCCCGGAGGTGGGCGGGGCAAAAGCCTCCCGATCTCGGGATTCAGTGAACAGGACTACGGCTCAACGAACTTCAACTGGTGATTTTGTGGGGTGTGAAAATGATTAATTTCCTGAACAAACAACACATGCAACACGACAAAGCGCAATTACTCAACCGCAGTGCGGAGCTGGAGGAGGAGATGCAGTTTGCCCGTGCCGGGAAGCGTCCGTGGCGCTGTGAGCACTGGCTGGCAAGCGATGAGACTGCAGAGTGTGAGAAGCACGGAAAATATACTCGTCTGGTGTTGAAAGGGCCAGATATTCGCGGAGAAACCATCAAACGGGTATCCGGATGTCCGCGCTGCATCGCAGAAGAACTGGATCACGTGCATGACGAATTACGCGCCCTGAAGGTTCGTGAATTACTCGATCAGGCCGGTATTGCCCGCCGCTTTGAGAACTGCGAGTTTGAGAACTATCAGGCTGTGAATGCCGGGGCTCAGCGGAATCTTGATGCCTGCCAGCGTTATGTCGATGCCTGGAAGGATCACCTCGCGGCGGGTACCAGCATGATCATGATTGGCAATTGCGGTACCGGGAAAAATCACCTGGCTGTATCAATGGCAAAAAATATTATTCGCCACCACCTGGCGACCGTCGAAATTACGGATGTTATGCGACTGACCCGCGCTGTGAAAAATACATGGCGTCACAATTCTGAACGCACTGAAGATGAAGTTATTGACCATTTTGTATCACTGGACCTGCTCATCATTGATGAAGTCGGTGTTCAGTTTGGCACGCCTGCCGAGATAACCATCCTGCAGGAAATCATCAACGCGCGTTACGAAAGTATTCTGCCAACAATTCTGATCAGCAACCTGACGTTTGACCAGCTTAAGGAGTCCATTGGTGAGCGAATTGTAGATCGCGTTACTGACGGCGGGCGTAACCGCCTGGTGTTTGGCTGGGAGAGCTACCGGGCAAATATCGGAGGTGTTGCCGCATGACCAGCCAGAACAACCCGGCATGGCGTAACGATGACCTGGAAGGTGCGGTGATTGGCGCGTTTTTTCTGCGTGGGGCTGATCCGGAAGTGATGGATATTCTGGCCACGCTTCCGGCGGATGTATTTTTCGTGCGTCAGTACCGGGATATTTACGCGGGGATTTGCAGACAGGCCCGCGTATCCGGCGTCATTGACCCCGTGCTGCTGTGCAATGAGATGCCGGAACTTGCCCCGGTGATTACCGACACCGGGCGCAAAACCTGGGTGAAGTCTTCACTGGAGCACTATGTTGCAGCGCTGCGACGCAATGCCGCACTGCGCGATGCAGAAAAAACACTGACTGAAGCATTACAGAATTTACGTGATGCACATACCTGCGAAGCGGCAGAAGATGCCCTGAAGGATGCGCAGAACATGATGGCCTCACTGTCGACCGGAAAGGGCGTCATTCAGCCGGTTCACATTGATGATGTCCTTCCGGAAGTGGTGGGCCGTGTTGAATGCCGGAATCAGGGACTGGAGAAATCCAGGGCGCTGATGACCGGTATTGATGAACTGGACGCAAAAACGGGCGGTATGGAGCCCGGAGACCTGGTATTCATTGCCGCCCGTCCTTCGATGGGGAAAACAGAACTTGCGCTGGACATCATCGACAAGGTGACTGAGCAGGGGCATGGCGTGCTTCTGTTCACCATGGAGATGGCGAACATCCAGATTGGTGAACGTATGGTGTCTGCAGCAGGGGGAATGCCGGTATCCCGTCTTAAGTCTGTTGCCCGTTTTGAAGATGAAGACTGGGCGCGTTTCTCACAGGGCGTGGGACGAATGACGGGGCGTAATATCTGGATGGTGGACCAGGCAAATCTGACCATTGATGAGATATGTGCAACCACGAGGTACCACCGGATGAAGCATCCGGAAACGGCGCTGGTGGTGGTCGATTACCTCGGCCTGATTAAAACCCGCAGCACGGGGCGTCACGACCTTGCGGTGGGGGAAATCTCAAAGGGACTTAAAAGCCTGGCAAAATCCGGCGGTTTTCCGCTGATTGCTCTGAGCCAGCTCTCCCGCGGCGTGGAATCCAGACCCAATAAACGTCCCATGAACTCAGACCTGAAAAACTCCGGGGAAATCGAGGCTGATGCCGACATCATTCTGATGCTTTACAGGGATGAGGTGTATAACCCGGATACACAGGCGAGAGGCATAGCAGAAATCAACATCACGAAACAGCGTAATGGCACGCTCGGGACCATTTACCGGCGTTTTCATAACGGACATTTTCTGCCTGTGGACCAGGAGAGTGCCCGGGTTCTTTCCACACCCATGACGCCGGGCAATCCGCGCAGATACAGCAATAACCGCATGTCGGGCAGTAAAGCGGAGCGTTTATTTTGAATAACAGAACAGCCACTGTTTCACCGGAACAACTTCGTCGCCAGGCGCAGGAGATGCTTCGTTGTGCTGAACAGATGGAAAAAATGAGCGTGGCAAAGGATACGCTCCGCAAGCAGCTTACTCCGGCGCTTCGTGATCTGCTGCAGGCAAAACACCGCACACAAAAGGCGGTGGATGAGCTGGTGGATTGCGTGGCGGAACTGGAAGGCAAGGTAAGCCAGTTTGAAACTCTGGTGAAGGAGTTTACTGCGTGATGGCTGAATTTTTTCTCCTGTGTTCATGCAATATCGTTCGCTGAGGTGACCGTGAGAGCATTGTTGACTCCTGAAATTGCCCCGCGAATGGGGATTGTATTGTTCAGACCCGGTTCAGAGCTGATGCCCCTGTTTATGCAGGGGCGTGTCCTGCTGGAGCCTGAGCCGGAACGTTATTCATCTTTCGCCAGTGGTGCCGTTCCGGCGGCATCACAACCGCTGGCGGATGATCCTGCCGTTCGGGCCGTGTTCCGCAATGAGGCAGTGATCCGTCGTGCTGGTGGCGTGGAATGTCTTGAAAGCTGGTTACTTCGTGAAAAAGGCTGCCAGTGGCTTCATTCCGACTGGCACAGCGAGAACATGACCACAATGCGACACGCGCCGGGCGCAATCCGTCTGTGCTGGCACTGCGATAACCAGCTGCGCGATCAGTTCACGGAACGGCTGGAATCAATGGCAACGGATAACTGTGCCCGCTGGGTGTTGTCTGTTGTGCGTCGGGATCTCGGTTTTGATGACAGTCACGTTGTGACAATGCCGGAACTGTGCTGGTGGCTGGTTCGTAATGATCTGGCGGATGCCTTACCGGAAAGCGCAGCCCGTAAGGCACTGAGATTACCGAATCCTGTTGTGCCGTCTGTCACCCGGGAAAGTGACCTTGTGCCTTCGGTTCCTGCCACCAGCATCATCCAGGATAAGGCGAAAAAGGTGCTGGCGCTGAAAGTGGATCCGGAGTCGCCGGAGTCTTTTATGTTACGCCCAAAACGTCGCCGCTGGGTTAATGAAAAGTACACGCGCTGGGTTAAGACACAGCCGTGCGCATGTTGTGGAAAGCCTGCTGATGATCCCCACCACCTGATAGGCCACGGTCAGGGGGGAATGGGTACAAAAGCGCATGACCTCTTTGTGTTGCCTTTGTGCAGAAAGCATCACGACGAGCTGCATGCGGATACCGTGGCATTTGAAGAGAAGTATGGCTCCCAGCTGGAGCTGATATTTCGTTTTATCGATCGCGCGCTGGCAACTGGCGTGCTGGCCTGATTTTGTGGATAAAGTTTATGCGTGATATTCAGATGGTTCTGGATCGTTGGGGTGCATGGGCGGCGAGTGATAGTTCTGGGGTAGACTATTCGCCTATAGCTGCTGGGTTTAAAGGGCTTCTTCCCTATACAAGCAAAACACGTCAGGCTTGTTCAGATAGTGATGCATTAATTATTGAAGGTTGTCTTGCTCGTCTAAAGCAAAAAAGACCTGAAGAACACTCGCTTCTTGTTGCCCATTACCTATACGGTATCTCTAAAAGAAAGCTCGCCAAAGCTCGTAAAAAGGATGAGAAACTAATACGCATTGAGATACAGATGGCTGAGGGTTTTGTTGAAGGCTGTCTCTCAATGCTTGATCTTTGTCTGGAAATGGACCAATAGACTACCAGAATAGAAACTGCCGCTCAGCTTTGCGGATCGGCAGTTTCTGATGGTGTAATGTTACGCGCAGATGTTTCGAGTATAGATTCCCTTCCGATTGATACCAAAATTTCGATTGTTCTTGCTTTAGCCTGCATCAATGTTGATTTTATTTCAGGACTTAAGTGGTCAGATCGTAACTGCTTCTCAATCTCAGCCAAATCACGCTTGCATTTTGCTCTTTTGGCTGCGTCCTCTGGAGATTCGAAACCATGCCTCGAAATAAACCAATTCATGACGTAAGTTAAAGTTGCCGCAACACCCGGTACCAATGCGTAGGCTACAGTTCGCCACACGCTATTAGGGTCGGTTAAAATCGCGCTAACAAGAACACTTAGAATTGCTCCCCAGCCACCAGTTGAAAGGGTAGCTTTTCCTGTACTTAGACCTTTAGTTTGAGAATTCATTTTCGTTTTGAATTCTCCGCAATTGCCTCTTCAATGAGGGTTGTTAGCATTTTTCCCTTTTTACTTGGAACTTTTATTACTAGCGTCTTAGTCACTCCGGATTCTTCATCGTGATATCGGAATTCGAAGACTTTTGTAGGGAATAGTCGACGCCAAAGCAAGGCTGACGCTGAATAGCAAAAACGACTAAAGGCAGGGATGATCATTATCACCCCAATCCAGAAGATCAGTTGTGCTATCTGCATGTTCAGTGTCACTTTTGTCAAGCCTCAGCAGGGCGTTTTCGTTTTACTTTGGTTATAGCATACTTGGTTGTGGCATTTCGCGCAGTGAAAGTTTTTATAGTTTTTAGCTCAACAACAAACAAATCTTCTTTTGTAAAACTGATGATTCCATTTTGAACTTGGTGTATAAACAACTGATCTTCAAATGTAACAGCATGCTCCTCGCCTAAATAATCGATTCTCCAACCCTTTGTACCCTCGAAGTTGATCTGTACGAATCTAACATTGACTTCTTCTACAGACTCTTCTTTTTCAAGTAGTGTACCTCTAGGCAGCGGTTTGATCTCTTCAGTTTCACTTCCTTCAAGACGAACGACTTCTTCGCCTTCATCATTTAGCACCTTAAATACTGCACCTTGTTTGCCGTCTAATGGTGCACGAACTACATTCACAAGGGCATCACGGACTTCAGGATCTGTTACTAACTTAGCCACTGAGTCATGGCAAACAATTTCTTCCCCTTCAAGTTCAAGAACAGATTCTTCTGTTCCTGCCCGTTTTGTTACCGAAATTACTTTCTTGCTGCCCAGTTGGCGGATTAGTGATAATGCTGGAGCTCCAATAGCAGCCCCGGCTATCCCTGTTAGGCCAATCACTTTTGCGACGTCGACGGCATGAGGAACAAGCTCCATCATCGTATAGGATACGCCGAGTGATCCCGCTTCTGCTGGATTAGTAACCATTAACTTAACGGTTTGTTGACCGTCATTAAGTCTTTTATCAGCTGCTGATATTAAATCTGCCATCGAACCTATGGAGATGCTTAATGTTTTGGCATCAATTTTATGCTGTGCTAATTCGTTATCCTCTGCATCGTAGAAGATCTGAAAAGAAGTTGTTTTAGTCACTCTTTGCTCGCTATGTCTTGACTTTTTTCCATAAAATACCTTTTTTGGGTATAAAAAACATTATCGCGGTCCGCAAAAATTGCGTTACTGTGTTAAGAGTGGTTACTTCGCCACACAGCTTAAACCCGCCGTCGAGCGGTTTTTTTGTACCTGTAAACCTGGTGCAGTACAGTAAACACGCTGGTGGCGGTGAATACCTGTCTTTCAGCTTGCTGGCTTTTTCGACAAGAGTTATTGGTATGTCATGTCAACCAGAAGGGAAAAAGACATGCTAAAACAGCAAGATATGACAGAAACCGCCGCCGCAGTCCTTCATTTCTTACCTGCTGACAAGTGGGTAACGCCACGCATGATGACGAGAACTACAGGAGTAAGCGAAGCCCGGTGCCAGTTAATACTGACTCAGTTAGTTCTGGCGGGTCTGGCGAAGGATAACGGCGGGTACGGGAATAAATTCAGACGCTGCCAGTAATGGCGGTTTCCTGCTGTGAAAATGGGCGGCTGGTGGGTGTTGGTAGCACCTGCCAGCCATTCGCTCATGCTTACTGGTCACAAGCGAACCATGGCCCACTGCTTTAGCGCAAAAGCAGAGTGAGCCTACCAGAGTTACGCTTACTGATCCATGAAAAATACTGTAAAAATAAACAGTGTTGATTTAATCAACGCTGATTGCCTGCATTTTATTCAGTCCCTGCCTGATGATTCCATTGACCTGATTGTTACCGATCCGCCGTACTTCAAGGTGAAACCCAACGGCTGGGACAATCAGTGGAAAGGGGACGAAGATTACCTTAAGTGGCTGGACCACTGTCTTGCGCAGTTCTGGCGGGTGCTGAAACCTGCAGGAAGTCTATACCTGTTCTGTGGGCATCGCCTGGCATCTGACACCGAAATCATGATGCGTGAGCGGTTTAACGTGCTGAACCATATCATCTGGGCAAAGCCGTCCGGACGCTGGAACGGGTGTAACAAGGAAAGCCTGCGGGCGCATTTTCCGGCCACAGAGCGCATTCTGTTCGCGGAACATTATCAGGGGCCGTATCGCCCGAAAGATGATGGCTGTGAGGCGAAGGGCAGGGCACTGGAACAGCATGTGATGGCCCCGCTGATTGCTTACTTTCGTGATGCGCGCGCTGCCCTGGGGATAACGGCAAAACAGATTGCAGATGCCACAGGAAAGAAAAACATGGTGTCGCACTGGTTCAGTGCCAGTCAGTGGCAGCTGCCGAACGAAAGCGATTATCTGAAATTACAGGCCCTGTTTGCCCGGGTGGCAGAAGAGAAGCATCAGCGCGGTGAACTGGAATGGCCCCACCACCAGCTGGTGGATACGTATACGTCACTGAACCGGCAGTATGTGGAGCTGCAGAGTGAATATAAGCATCTGCGGCGGTATTTTGGTGTGACGGCGCAGGTGCCGTACACGGATGTGTGGACATATAAACCGGTGCAGTTCTATCCCGGGAAACATCCGTGCGAAAAACCGGCAGAAATGCTGCAGCAGATAATCAGCGCAAGCAGTCGTCCGGGTGACCTGGTTGCAGATTTTTTATGGGCTCAGGTTCAATGGTAA